ATCACAATTATTCTTGATGATGAGAAGCCGAAGATCTTTGGTCTTGATACCATGGACCCGAACAAAGATATATATGTAGTAGAAGGGCCGATCGATTCACTATTCTTACCGAATGGTATTGCATCGGCAGGTGGCGATCTTATTACTCCACTACAATTTTTAGATGTACAAAATACTCAATTTGTTGTAGTGTATGATAATGAGCCAAGGAATAAACATACTGTCAAACACATTGAAAAGGCCATTGACTCCGGATATCGGGTTTGCATCTGGCCAAGAAGTATCGAGCACAAAGACATCAATGACATGGTCTTGGCTGGATACACACCAGAACACGTGAAGGAAATTATTGATGAATGCACTTACTCAGGACCGACTGCAAGGTTACATTTCGCGTTATGGCGCAAGGACCGTTGATAGAATTTTGACGTTGCCAGAGAAAGATCTGACTTGGGTTGTTTACAATGCCAACATGGTACCGACTGCAACCAAACTGATTATCGACCTCCGTGGCATTGAATTCTTTTCAAAGTATGTCAGAGTGTCATCTCGTGATATAGAAGATATTGAATCGTGTGGTGAAGGCATTGTTTATTTCGACCCTAACTTGTTTAATCACATAGGAAACGGATATGGCTGAATTAGTAGATAACGAATTTGGAATTGAGTACGAAAAGATCGCAATTAAAAAGCTTCGGATCTTTCGTGTTGGCCAACAATGGTTGGTAGAGTATCAACGTACTCCTCGTCTATGGGCACCGTGGGATTACTTCTGGTGGTACAATGATGGTCAGTACGTTGAGTACTATGATGCTCTTGCCCGAGTCAATGAACTGAAGTCTAATGGATATGTGAGTATTCCACAGTTCCAAAAGGTAAAGGAATTTGTAATTGAGTGAACCAATCACGAAGATAGATGAATATGAAATGAAGACTATCACCGGTGAAGTATGGAAAGTTACTCTCCTTGGTGATAAAGCCACCAATGGTCAGCGATATTGTGAAGCACATATAAAAGGTAGAAAATGAGTATGAATGAATCTGACGACTATAAACGTGGATGGCAGCGCGGATGGAACGACGGGTTTAATGCCGCCAAAAATCATTCGCCAGTGCCCGTATACCCAGCTCAAGCACCGATTGGTCAGGTTTTAATTAAATGTCACAAGTGCGGTGTAGTTTTGACAGGCGCAATGGGGTATTCTTGTCCACAAACTGGTTGCCCAATTCAACCCAAAGCTACATAAGGAACAGTTAATGAGTGAAGTAAATTTAATCGGGCTTACTAAGCCGAGTGCCTACACAGGATGTACAACTGCAAACGAACTGATTGCATGGAATGCACGGGTATCTAACCCTTCTAACCAGAACAATACAGCAACAGCACCTAAGCTTGTTCAGTATCTAATCAAGAACAAGCACTGGTCACCTCTGGAGATGGTCCATGTCTCAATCGAAATTAAAACCACACGAGATATCGCTCGCCAAATTCTGCGACATCGTTCTTTCTCATTCCAAGAGTACTCTCAGCGTTACGCCGATCCAACGAAAGATCTTGGATTTGTTACAAGAGAAGCCAGACTTCAAGATGCCAAGAACCGTCAGAACTCGGTTGAGGTTGACGATGCCAGATTGGCCGAAGAATGGAATATGATTCAGCAATATACTATCGAAGCTGCTACTGAGGCATACGAATGGGCTATTCGTAACGGTATCGCCAAAGAACAGGCTCGTGCAGTTCTCCCTGAAGGTAACACAGAATCTGTAATGATTGTGACTGGTACACTTCGTTCATGGGTTCATTATTGCGAACTCCGTATGGATAAGGCGACTCAGAAAGAACACCGTATCATTGCTGAACTGTGCTGGGACATTATTGGTCACCACTTCCCTGATGTGAAGAAAGCGCTTGATGATATGGCGGCTCAGGCAGAGTTTGAGAGAAAACTTCCATGACAAAGATGATTGTCAAAGAAGACGAGAATGGTGAGTTATATATAGAACTACCTGATGAACTCATGGAAGAAATGGGTTGGGACATTGATACCGAGTTGGTATGGACCGTATATGATGACGGCAAAATTGGTTTAAGGAAGAGGTTGGATGATTCAAGTAACGAAGCGTGATGGAACACGTGAAACCCTAGATATTAATAAGTTCCATAAAGTTGCTGCATATGCCTGTGAAGGATTAAGTGGCGTATCCGTTTCTGATCTTGAGATCAAGACTCACATTCAGTTCTATAATGGAATCAAGTCGACTGATATCCAAGAGACCTTGATTAAGGCTGCGGCAGATCTTATCTCTGATGAAGTACCGAACTATCAGTACGTTGCTGGTAGACTGATTAACTATAACCTCCGTAAGGAAGTCTATGGTCAGTATGAGCCTATCAGTTTGCTCACTCACTATTTTGATGTAGCCAATGATGGATACTATGACTGGGGAATCTACGAAGCATATTCTCCACAAGAATGGCAAGATCTCAACAAATATATCGATCATGACCGTGATAACCTACTGACATATGCTGCCATGGAACAGTTCCGTGGTAAGTATCTGATCCGTAACCGTGTGACTAACAAGTTCTACGAAACTCCTCAGATGGCATTCATGTTAATTGCCATGACTCTCTTCCAAAATTACACACAAGACCGAATTAAATGGGTAAAGGAATTATATGACGCAATTAGTACTTTTGACATTAGTTTGCCTACTCCTATTATGGCAGGCGTCCGTTCCCCACAGCGTCAGTTCAGTTCGTGCGTACTTATCGAAACTGACGACTCGCTGGATTCGATAAATGCGACTTCTTCTGCGATTGTTAAGTACGTCAGTCAGAAAGCCGGGATTGGTATTGGTGGCGGTTCTATTAGGGCTATTGGATCTCCTATACGCAATGGTGATGCTAGTCACACTGGTGTTATTCCTTTCTGGAAGCATTTTCAGTCTGCTGTTAAATCTTGTAGCCAAGGTGGTGTCCGAGGTGGAGCAGCGACACTCTATTACCCCCTTTGGCATTACGAAGTGGAAGATCTACTTGTCCTAAAGAATAACAAGGGCACAGAAGACAACCGTATCCGCCATCTAGATTATGGTGTACAATTTAATAAGGTAATGTATGAAAGACTTCTTTCTGGAGGTAATATCACCCTCTTCTCGCCTCATGATTGCCCGGATCTCTACCGAGCGTTCTTTTCAGACGTTGATGAGTTCCGTACGCTCTACGAAAAGTACGAGCGCTCCACCAAAATCCGAAAGAAAACCGTCCCTGCGATTGATCTCTTCTCAGCCTTCATGCAAGAACGAAAAGATACCGGTCGAATCTATCTGATGAACGTAGACCATGCAAACGATCATAGTTCGTTTGTCAAGGATGTTCCAATCAAGATGAGTAACCTCTGTTGTGAGATTACTCTTCCAACAACTCCTCTAAAGGATATTCATGATGAGTCAGGCGAGATTAGCCTTTGCACGCTTGCAGCGATCAATTGGGGCAAGATTAGAAAGCCAGCTGATTTCGAAAAGCCATGCACCCTTGCAGTACGCGCTTTGGATGCCTTACTTGATTATCAGGACTATCCTGTTCGAGCCGCTGCTATTGGTACTCACAACCGCCGCCCTTTGGGCATTGGTATCATTAATTTTGCTTATTGGTTGGCTCGTAACGACACCAATTATTCTGATCCTAACCTTGACCTCATACATGAGTATGCTGAAGCATGGAGCTATTACCTTATCAAAGCCTCGGTCATCTTGGCTGAAGAAGTAGGGGCATGTCCTCTCGATCATCAGACAAAGTATGCGTATGGTATTATGCCGATCGATACGTACAAGAAAGAAGTTGACGAGCTTGTTGCTCCAAACTATAAGATGCCTTGGAGTCAACTTGCAAGTCGGGCATTGACATCGGGTATCCGTAACTCGACACTCATGGCTCTGATGCCAGCAGAAACCTCTGCCCAGATCTCTAACTCAACCAACGGTATCGAACCTCCACGTGCTCTTGTATCCATCAAGCAGTCTAAGGACGGTGTAATGAAGCAGGTTGTTCCTGAGTTAAAACGTCTCAAGAATAAATATGAGTTACTATGGGATCAGAAGAGTCCGGAAGGGTATCTGAAGATCATGGCAGTATTGCAGAAGTTCATCGATCAAGCCATCTCTGTCAATACGTCATACAATCCTGTCCATTATGAAGATGGCAAGATCCCCATGTCTGAGATGCTGAAGCACGTTCTCATGCATTATAAGTACGGTGGTAAGACGCTTTACTATTTCAATACGAACGACGGTGCCGGTGAGATCGAGGATAAACCTCTTGCCTCTGGTGAAACTGACGAAGAAGATTGCGATAGCTGCAAAATATAGATGTACAGAAAGTAGCAAATGGATTATATTAGAATAGACAGCGACTCGTGGGATGATGCCGGTACTACATACGGTGTTTTAGAATACAATAAACCACAAGACTCTACTGGTGTTTCTTTAGTTTTGGAAAACTGTAAGACCAAAGAAATCACACGCAGAGTTGTCGCACACCATCAAATCGTGTGGATAGAAAATAAGGAACCTTAATGTCTGTTTTTAATAATAATACTTTTGATGCTACACAGCAGCCGTGTTTCTTTGGGGAACCGGTAAACATTGCCCGTTATGATAAACAGCGTTATAATACATTTGAAAAGTTAACCGAGAAGCAACTCGGCTTTTTTTGGCGGCCTGAAGAAATTGATTTGTCTCGGGATGGTAAAGACTTTAAGGCACTGAATGACCATGAAAAACATATTTTCACAAGCAATCTCAAGCGTCAAATCCTTCTTGATTCTGTCCAGGGTAGAGCTCCATCTCTGGCTTTTCTTCCAATATGTTCGCTTCCTGAGTTGGAAACCTGGATCCAGACTTGGGCGTTTTTTGAGACGATTCATTCCCGTTCCTACACTCATATCATTCGTAACGTCTATTCTGATCCTTCCAGAGTCTTTGATGAGATGCTGGACATCCAGGAAATAGGCGACTGTGCTGCTGATATCAGTAAGTACTATGATCGGTTAATCACGGCAAACAATCAATATGCTCTTTTCAAACACGATAAGAAGCATATGTATGAACACAAGAAAGATCTCTGGCTCTGTCTCAACGCCGTGAATGCTTTAGAAGGAGTAAGATTCTATGTCTCGTTTGCATGCAGTTGGGCTTTTGCGGAAGTTAAGAAAATGGAAGGTAACGCCAAGATCATCAAGCTCATCGCGCGGGACGAGAATGTTCATCTTGCCTCAACTCAGCAGCTCCTCAAAATTCTACCGAAAGAGGATGAAGACTTTGCTCGAATACAAGAAGAAACACGAGATGAGTGTATCAGTATGTTTTACCGAGTGGTCGATCAAGAAAAAGCTTGGGCACATTACCTTTTCCAGAACGGCTCGATGATTGGTCTGAACGAGCAATTGCTTTGTGATTACGTAGACCACATCGCTGCAAAGCGTATGGGTGCAATTGGTTTGAATGGTAAGCCCGGTGCTAATCCTTTGCCATGGACACAGAAGTGGATTGCAGGATCTGATGTTCAGGTTGCCCCACAAGAAACAGAGATAACTAGTTACATCTCAGGCGGTGTCATCAAGGACGTCGATTCTGATACATTCAAAGGATTCTCGTTATGACACCCAAAGAACAGAAAGTTTTAGATAGCTTAGACTATCGAGAGACGATCTGCTGGGGTATGGCAGAAGTGTTTCTACAGAATAGAGATGCTCACGGTATCCATGATATGGGTGTTGAGATACAAGCATTACAAAGAGCAATAACAGAAATAAAAAGGATAACCGAAGAATGAAGTGGATAACCTGTAGCGAATGTGAAGAAGAGTTTAGGGTTATTACTGATTCATTAGAACCTATAACGTATTGCCCACTGTGTGGTGAAGACATCGAAGAAGAACTCGAAGACGAAGAGTTTGAAGACGAATAAATAAATCTTTCCGCTGATTATGGAATAGATTTATGTGGTTATACGAAGGCAAAGAGTTTGAGAACGATGACCAATGGTATGGATTCATCTATCTCATTGAGAACCTTGCCAATGGTAAGAAATACATCGGCCGCAAGTTCCTGACTAAAGCAGGATACAAGACGGTTAACAAAAAACGCAAGAAGATCCGTGTAGAGTCCGACTGGGCTGAATACTATGGATCTTCTCCTGCCTTGGCCAAAGACATTGAGATCTTCGGCCGTGATAAATTTCAACGTACTATATTAAGACTTTGTAAAACCCGGGGTGAATGTAATTACTGGGAAACAAAACTCATCTTTGAGACCGATGCTGTTCTTGATGGTAACTACTACAATACGTGGGTACAATGTAAGATTCAAGCAAGTCATGTGAAAGCATTGCATTTCAATTCAACGGAGACAATATGAAGTGAACAAGGTACTAGAGCACAAGCATCTGATCGTTAGAGCAGAACTAAACGACGCACCATA